GTGGAGCCCTTGGATTTGTTAAGAATGTAAAATCTAGATTAACAACAAACGACCGAGATGTATTATATGATGCAAGAATTAACCCGATTGCTACTTTCCCTGGCGGAGACTTTGTAATCTTTGGTCAAAAAACCTTGCAAATCGCAAAATCAGCTTTAGATAGAGTTAATGTAAGAAGAATGATGCTAGAATTAAAGAGACAAGTTATTTCAGTTGCTGATAAACTTTTGTTTGAACAAAATAATCAAACTACGAGAGATCGGTTTACTAACCTTGTTTCCCCAAGACTAAGTTTAATCCAAGCCCAGCAAGGAATTGAATCTTTTAGAGTTGTAATGGACGACACCAATAATACTGAAATTGATAAAGAAAACTATAGACTAAACGGTAAGATTATCGTGGTTCCAACTAGAACAGTTGAGTTTATTTCTATGGATTTCATTATTACTAACTCTGGTGTTTCGTTTGAATAATACTTATAGAATAATAACAGGAGTTTAAAAAATGGCAGAAAGAATTTTAAAAAGCCCAGGAGTCTCAGCCCGCGAAATCGATCTGAGTCAACCAGGTACAGTAAGTGTTCAAGGAACCCCAGCGGCTATAATTGGTACATCCGAAAAAGGTCCGGCCTTTGTTCCCATCAGTTTTGCAACACTCAACGATTTTAAAGCTAAATTTGGTGCATCGGACGGTAAAAAGTTTGGCCCAATCGCGGTTGCTGAATGGATGCGTAATGCAAGATCGGGAGCCTATGTCAGGGTACTTGGGGTCGGTAAAGGTGAAAAAGCTTTAACAACCGGAAGAGTAGAAAACAGTGGTTTTATAGTTGGTGATAGACAAGTCCAAGCAACTGGAATAGTAGGTCACAATACAAAAGCTGGAGCAGGTGGACACCTTGGACGTACATTCTTTGTCTCAACGGCAATGTCAGAATCAGTGGGATCTACGTATTTTCAAGATTCCGGAATTGCTTCTCCAATGTCAGCGTCAATCTTAAGAGCTGTCATGATGTTCCCATCCGGGGTTCTTCCTGGTCTTTCCGGATCAGGTGTCTCTAATCCAACAACGGCTTCGGCTCGATCTGCTGGAGAGAATCATAATGGATTCCTTGCATCCTACGGAGCCGGCAAGAATGCTGGTGCAAGACACGGTGCAATGGACTTAAGTTCAAATGGCGGATCAACTTTTGCGATGTACCTTAATGGTTACAGTGGAGCTTATCCACAGGTCATTAGTGCTTCCATGGATCCTAATGCTAGTAATTATTTTGCAAAGATCTTTAACACTGACCCTGCATCAATCGAAACCAAGGGCCATCTTTTGTATTCGCACTTTGACGTAGATCCTGCATTGGCAGTCGTTGCGCCTTCACATGGACTACAAGGCCACCGTACACGTGTATTTTTAAACTCCGGATCTGTAGCAAGAAATACATATACTGCAGGATCTAATTATATTCCTAACTATGAAGGTTTTGAATACCGGTTTCTTCATGCAAAGTCACCATTTATTATTTCACAGACTTTAGGTAACACTGAAAAGAACTTGTTTCGCTTCCATGCCTTGGATGCGGGAGCTTATGGAAATAATAAAGTTAAAATCTCTATATCAAATATCCAAAAGAGTAGAGACGCTAACAACAAATACGGGTCTTTTGATGTATTAGTAAGAAGGTTTAACGACTACGATACGAATCCAGTTATTCTAGAAAAGTTTATTGGATGTGATCTTAATCCAAACAGCCCTAGGTATATTGCAAGAATTATTGGTGATACTAATGTTTACTATGATTTTGAAAAAGCCGTAGCAAATCAAAAATTAGTCGTCGAAGGATCTTACCCAAGTCAATCTCAATATATTAGAGTAGAAGTCGCTGCATCTGTTAACGCTGGCACCATGTTAGCCGAGGCACTCCCAGTTGGGTTCCGTGGTTTGTTTCACTTAGTTACCTCTGGTTCAACTATGTTGGAGCCTCATGGAGTGGACGGTACGAATCTTCCATTCGAAGGCGGTTCACCTAAACAGCATATGTTCTTGGATATGGTTCAAGCACCGATCTTATATAGAAAGTCTGTTTCTTCTGGTACTGGGAACAGAGCTCGAGCTGTTAGTGATCTTTATTGGGGAATCCAAAATACCAAGGTTAGTAATACAGACACTCCAAATGACGGTACGGCTATCAACAGTAATGCTGAATATTGGACAAAATATCATCCAGGATATGAAGCAAATTGGCCTTCTTGGGTAGGAGCGAACGAAGGAGTTGCAGACTCAAACTCAGCCGTTCTTGATGCTGATAGATTCCAAAATGGTAAATTTACTTTAGAGAGAGTATTAGTAAAAACTAAATCCTCTGTCGATGAAGTTGATTCTTCGGAATGGTCAAATGCTTCTTACGTAAGAACAGGAGTTAATCCTGGTACTTCTGGATACAGATTTTTAAATGTTGATAAAGACTTTGCTCAACAAGCCTCAAGAAGATATTACAAATTTACTACTGTTATGCAGGGTGGGTATGATGGATTAAATATATTTGATTCAGATAAGTCTCAACTTTTAAATGCTGCAGCAATAAGAGAAATATCCGATTCTGCTATTCAAGGTGGCGTTGGCGGACCTACAATCTCCGCTTATCGAAAAGCTTTGGACGTTGTTGCTGAGAAAAGCTCAATTGACATTCAGCTTCTTGCAATCCCGGGTCTTCGAGAGCCAGCAGTCACTGACTATGCTATTGACAAAACGGAAGAACGTTTTGATGCCTTATATATCATGGACGTCGAGGAATGTGACTATACTGGAACAGCTGGTATTGTTACAGGATCTGTTCAAGAAGTAAGTGTAACAAACACTGCCGCCAAGCTTCAAGCTAGAAGTTTAGATACTAGCTTTGCAGCAGCATACTTCCCAGATTGTCTAGTAAGAGACCCTGATTCCGGTGCAAACGTTCGATGTCCACCATCGGTCGCAGTACTTGGCGCCTTGTCTCTTAACGATGCCGTTGCTCACCCTTGGTTTGCACCTGCTGGTTTCACCCGCGGTGTCCTGTCTACAACTGAAAGAGCACAAGTTCAGATGAACAGAGCTAACCTGGACACTCTATACGAAGTCGATATTAATCCTATCACATCTTTCCCTAACTCTTCTGGAGTTGTGGTTTTTGGACAGAAGACATTACAACAAGCTCAATCGGCTTTAGATCGTGTTAATGTCAGAAGATTACTTATTGACATCAGGAGAAAAGTAAGGTCTGTTGCGAACACCGTTATATTCGAACCAAATAGAGAATCAACGTTAGCCAGATTCTCTTCAGCTGTTCAGCCTATCCTTGCAAGAGTTCAGGCACAACAAGGACTAGATAGATATAGAGTTATTATCGATTCTAGCACAACAACACAATTGGACGTTGAAAACAATACGGTTCGAGGTAAGATCTTTTTACAGCCTACAAGAGCTGTTGAATTCATATCTCTTGACTTTGTTGTAACAAATCAAGGTGCAGAAATTTAATAACTACATAATTAATGGTATAACAGGAGATTAACATGCCAGAAACATTAGACGTCGTCGACTTACTTCCGAATAAGTTTGAGCCAAAAAGACAAAATAGGTGGGTCCTATCCATTGAAGGCATTGATGCATTCTTGGTTAAGACTGCTAAAAGACCATCCATATCATTCAACGAGACAACGATTGAATACATTAACTCAAAAAGGTACTTGGCTGGTAAAGCAGACCTCGGCACGTTTGACGTTACAATTCATGATCCTATTGCTCCTTCTGGAGCCCAGCAGGTTATGGAATGGATTCGAACACATTACGAATCTGTATCTGGAAGAGCAGGATATGCAGACTTTTATAAGCGAGATATCCAACTTAAGCTATTAGATCCAGTCGGAACTGTTGTAGAATTTTGGGATATTAAAGGTGCTTTCCTTACTAGTGCTGATTTCGGAGGTTTGGACTATGGCTCTGACGAACCAACTGAGATCTCGTTATCAATGAGGTTTGACAATTGCGTATTACAATATTAATTTAAATGTTTTACAAAACAAATTAAGTCTCTAAATTAAGTATTATCACAAAGATAATTTAATTTGGAGATTTCTATATGTCTAGTGAAAGAAAAAATGATATTTTTACCAACGCCAGTCCTGGCGATAAAGCTAAGATGACAGGTATGCCTGTCCGTAATACAATGAAAGACGATTTTGGGTTGGAAATTCCAACCGAATTGGTCCCTTTACCCTCCGGTGGTAAAATATATCCAGAGGGCTCATCCCTATTTGGAAAAGATGTTTTGGAAATCAGGCCCATGACGGCAAGGGAAGAAGATATTTTGACTTCTCGAGCCCTAATTAAAAAAGGGACTGTAATTACAGAATTGATTAAGTCTTGTCTGGTCGATAAGTCTATTGACCCAAATATGATGATTGCCGGTGACAGAAATGCCGTCATGACTTCTTTGAGGATTACGGGCTATGGTGCAGAGTACTCCACAGAAGTTGAGTGCCCAGCATGTAATGAAAGCTCAAAGCCGGTTTTTGATCTTACACAATTGCCTCTTAAAAGATTGCAACAAGAACCTGAAGGTATAGGGCAAAATCTTTTTACATATACGCTTCCTAGGACGAAAAAAATTATTAAATTTAAATTCCTAGATGGCCACGATGAAGCAGATATTAACAAGCTACAGGAAAGATCAAAAAAGTCTGGTTCAAAAGTTTCAAACGCTATTACGCTAAGGTACCGATATCAAATCCAAGGCGTTGATAATATTACAGACAAAACAAAAATCCAAATGTTTATTAGAAACATGCCCGCCAGTGATTCTCATGCCCTCAGAAAATATATTGATTCAATTGAACCAGGTATTGAAATGAAAAACTGGATGGAGTGTCCGATGTGCGGTGAAGAATCGGAGGTGAGAATGCCCCTGGGAGCATCGTTTTTTTGGCCTGACGCCGAGTGATAAACAGTATATTTTAGAAGCTATATTTGGCCTTATGTACTACATGGGTTTCAGTTATTACGAAGCTTATAATATACCTATCTGGCAACGGACTTGGTTTATACGAAGACTTAATCTAGAATTTAATAAAGCAAAAGAAAAAGATCAGCCTGTTCAATCAAAGGCTGCCCACACAAATACTGCTGAAGCTAGGGCACTATCAGGTAACCATAGACAGCAAGTACCAGCTAAATTAAGAAGATTTACTTAAGATTGC